GAAGATTGAACACAATATAAGGTTTGATGTCAATACATAATCATATGATCGATACAACCATCCTACCAAAAGATATTCAAGAGAACCCCGAAATCACCATTGGTGAACTAGCCGTAAAACATGGAGCCAACTACTTTGCTATGGCTTCGGCGTTGAAGCGCACGGGGATTCGGGCCAAGCGGAAAAAGACTACCAAGAAACGACTGGTTACTGGGAGTCGGGCTTTCAAGGTGCTAGGCTATCTTATGGCCAACCCCGAAGCCAACTTCTCTGTTGTCGGAGAGCAATTCAACTGCACTAGGGAGTATGTGAGCCAGATCGACGCCATCGCCCGCCAAGAAGGAATCATCAAATGAGCGACACACCATTAACAGACGCGAAAGCGCACGAAGCCATGCGGCAATTTTCGGGGCATCCCACGGGCGTCACAGAAGCATTTGAGGCTGTTGACTCGTCTTTTGCCCGCGACCTAGAGCGCAAGCTCAACGAGCTTAAATTAACATTAGAGAGCCACGGGCCAGAGGGCCACAATGCAATAAACTCGCAGGTATTTAGCATACGCAAAGAACGCGATGAGGCGTTAGCTCAAATGTGCGAGTTGTGCGGTCGCTTGAGCAATATCGCTGAAGACGCCGAGGCATGGCTTAACAGCGAGAACGACCTGCCATCTGTGGAAATCGTGAAAGCAATCCGCGATTACGCTAGGGAGGCCATTAAGTGACTGCTAAAACCACACAAATGACTGTAGGGTGCATTCGTTCCAACATGACTCCTCCTCCTGCGGGGATCATAGAAATGCTACTGGAGCAGAAAGAGAAGCAACTAGAGAAGGCTCGCAAAGCACTGATGATGTGTATCGCCCCCGACCCCGAAGCCGTTGAGCAATGAAGGAAAAACTTAAAGACCCATACCATGATGCGGGGCACCGACCCCGAAACACCGACACCCGAAAGAAGAAACGCTTCGGAAGTGTATCAGAAATGATATTTGAAACCCTTGAAGCCAAGAACGCCGCCAACATCGTAATCACAATGTTCGTCCAAGAAGTCGAACGCCGCGCCGAAGAGAAGATGCTACTAACTGGAAAGCTAGAGGGCGCACATTACGCAGCCATGAAACAAGTAGCCGAAGAGTGGAAGCAATGAATGCAATATTCTGCTTAGTCTGGAACATTTTTGTTTTCGGCGGAACAGCCTATCTGGTGGGCTGGCAGGATTGGAGTCCTTGGTGGTTTGTGCTTGCTGTGATATTATTGCTTAACCCATCCTCAGATCCCGAAACATGAACGCCATCCCAGCGGGCTATGTAGAAACAAAGAAAGGAGTCTATGTCCGAAGAGATCTCATCAAAAAAGGAGCAGTGGGAAGAAAAACCATTCTTCCAACTAAGAGTCCCAGTCGTAACAGCAAGTCTAAACCGCCTATTTTCAATGGGGCCGTGGGGGAGGCTGGCCGAGAAAAAACGCATACAGGCCGCATTCTTGTCCGCATTACGGTCTTTAGGAAGCGATTGGTCGATCCCTGCAACGCAGGGCAGAAATACATCGTGGACTGTCTCAGATATTCTGGAATTTTGGTCGATGACCGAGAACAAGATATCGCGCTCGAAATCAGGCAAGAAAAAACTCGCGGCGAAGAAGAGACGTTGATAGAGTTGTTTCGTGAACCAGTGGAGTTTTGATAAAGATCTAAAAGTCACCTACGACGATACAGGAGTTCTGATGCCATTCCCAGAGCAAGAAGAGGGTTTTTGCGATAACCCTATCAGGAAATTATTTGAACAAGTTGAGGAAACCGATGTCGAACAAGAGGACTAATGGATCAAAATGTCATCAACTTTCTGGGGCGGGCCATCCTCAAATACCGAAAGCATAAGATAACTTTCGTTCCCCAGAAATACTTGATTACAGGCAAGGCCACCTCCACTGGCTGGGCGGATGACAAAGAACTTCGTATCGCCACCAAACGCCCCCTCTCCACATGGCTGGATGTGTTTGTCCATGAGACTTGTCATCTGGATCAACAGACTCAACGACCCCGCTGGCACGATACCCGCGAAGCAGCGGTAGGAAAGATGGATGATTGGCTTGCTGGGAAGAAAGTGGACTATATCGACAAGTATATCCGCCTTGTAGTCGAACTGGAGTGGGATTGCGAGATGAGGGCTATGCGGAAAATCGCCCGAAACAAACTTCCCGTAAACCTTAAAGAGTATGCCCAGATGGCCAACGCTTACATCTTGGGGTACCACTGGACATACAACACCCGCAAGTGGTGCAAGAAGAGCTACGAGACTACTCGTATCTGGAGCCAGATGCCCGAAAAGATCATACCTTTAAAGACCGCGCTGTTCCCCCCAGCCAAATTAACCGATCCCTTCTATGATTGACCTACTCAACGGAAACAGCGGGAATAAGTGTCCTTCCTGTTCCCAGCTTAATGAGGTTAAACAACTCATTAGTGAATACCAGACATTTGAAGGAGAAAGCCCGATTATCTCAATTGATCTACTAATTTCGGAAGTCAAGATGTGGAGAAGCAAAGAAGCTTATGAGAGGAAGCTCAAATCCACCATGATCTCCAATATGGTCAAAAAAATGGAAAACCAAGGACTCCAGATTGATGGCAATAATTGACGGTAAAATGAAGACGATCGACGGTAAATGGCAGGCAAGATTTGGCAAGCTGGCCAAAGAAATAGCCACTTGGTCGAAGGACGCCTCGTCCCAAGTCGGCGCGGTGATTGTCCGCCCAGACCGAACCATAGCATCGGTAGGATTCAACGGCTTTCCCCGTGGAGTGGAAGACAGCCACGAACGCATCGCAAATCGCGAAACCAAACTGTTGTACACCATCCACGCCGAGATGAATGCTATCTTGTCAGCCAAAGAACCGCTCAATGGTTACTCCATCTTTGTCTGGCCCTTCCAACCATGCGCCCATTGTGCAGGCTCCATCATCCAAGCTGGGATCAAGGATGTGTATTGCCCGTTCAATGCTCACTTAGACACCTACGAGCGATGGACAGATTCTTTCAAGGCCGCTCTCCAAATGTTTGACGAAGCCGAAGTTCGCGTTATTTTCTCTTGACAGGTCGGGAGACCTCGTCTTTATTAACCAAATTATGAGCAACGAACTTGCCAGAACCTTTGAAAGGGTCAGTGGCTGGAGGGAGTATTCGGAGTTTGAAAACGACCACGAAGGCTATATCACCACCGAAAAGGTCGGGGAAGACAAAAGAGCGATGTTTCTTTGGAGGGTTGACAAAGAACCCGTCCACCTCGACCATATGTACATGGACGAAAAACTATTTGTCCGATTCAGCGAATCTTACCAAATCAATCTATGAGTGAAGAAACCAACGAACAACCCGCCAGTCCGCTGGCTCCCGAATCTCTCCAAGAACGTGTAGACAAGGCGTATATCGCCAATGGATACACGCTACTCAACGGAGGGAGCGACAACATCCTGATGATCAACGGCACCAAGGGGGAAAACAAGGCCGATGTCTTGATGACCTTTGAAGGAGCCAAAGAAATGGTCGGACAGCTTGAGTCCGAAACCAAACCCAAGGAGGAGGTCAAAGATGGAGGAGAATAGTTATCCAATGTTTGAGGCACAAGTTGGAGCATTGGGCAGTGTCCTCGCTTGGCGTATGGATGACAGCTATTGCTTCACCTTTTTCAACGGGCATGATTATACCCCTCTTTTTCTGTCGCCAGACGCCGCTTACTACACATGGCTTTTTATTGGTGCCTTGCACCCAGAATGCCATGATGAAGCCCCGATGGCTCCATTGATCAAACCCAAGTCGGCCAAGTGCAAGCCAGCCAAAAAGCCCGCAAAAAAGAAACCTGCCGTTAAGAAACAAAAGGTTAAATGACCAGCATCTGGCTGATCGGGGCGGTGGGGATCTGCTACGGGATTGTGGCTCTGGAGCAGGCAATTCGCGGAAACTACGCCCTATCAGTCATCTGGGGGGGCTACTGTTTTTCCCAATGGGGGCTACTTTGGATAACCCTCTACGGAGGCAAATGATCGACCACCTTTTAGTATACGGTTTTTTTATCGGGATGGCGGTGGTTGCCGTGAAATTTATCAAGGACTCCATCAATCCGCGACAATGAACCCCGTCACCATAGCGATTTCGTTCATCTTTTCTTTATTTTTTTGGGGGTTTGCTTTCTATGGGATCTACTGCTTCATCCGCTAACAACAAGCTGGAGAACTGGATTCAAGCCCGCCACGGAGACGAGCGCGAAATCATGGACATCCTCCAAGACTACGGAGTGGTCAGCGACAACTCTGTCTGGGCCAAGGATGTGGGTAACGACCGCGAAGCCATGAAGTGGCTGGCAAAAAACTTTGAACGAACAAGGCTAAGTGGTGTCTGATATAGGGATGAACATAAGCCTTAACGTAAACGAAGTTCTTATCGCTGGATATGTCAAAGTTGTTGGAGAGCTTTGGGGATTTCACATTGAATCCGCCCACGCCGAGCTTGCAGTTTGTAAATATCTTGGAATTTATTGGGGGTTTGGCGTTAACACTTTCCACATTGAAGATGTTGTTAATACAAACTTGGAGATTCGTTGGTCAAGCCGATCAGACCTAAAGGTGAGGCCAGACGATGATGGGATTGTTGTTTCCGTTACTGGCAAATGTCCAGATTATGAAATCAAAGGTTGGATCAAAGCCGAAGACGCCAAGAAAGATATTTATCTATACAATAAAGACCCTATTTGCTAT